GGTGAACCACATGGTTGCACCAGAGGGGAAAACCCATGTAGACTTCGACTCACGGAAGGTAGCTCCCGGAAATGCCTTCGGGTATAGTTGTTTCGACTTGTCGATAAGTTCTGTTAGTTCGTCGAGTGTACGACGGAGAAGAAGACCACGATGATTAGGATTGTGACAATAACGTAGCGGATCAGCAAGAAGTGCAAAACTTTTTCCACCACCGGCAGCACCGCCGTAGAGTACGTCTTGCTCAGACGCGCTAAGAAATTCTTCTTGAGGTCCCGGATTTGGCTGAAAGATAACTGGGCTACCATCGACAAGGTCTCCCACTGCGCTTGGTAGGTGTTCCAAATCCCCTTGATCAATGACTCTAGTTTTTTCACCCTGTAGTGCCTTCTCTATCTTGTCTGCTGACTGTGTCAGCTTTTTTACTTTTTTCTTTTTGTATTCGGCTTTCTGTTGCTGGGTAGCTGCCGACTTCTTCGCATTACGAAGACGCATCTGGACGGAACGTCGTGCCCGCTCCCTGTCACTGAGCTTGTACTCAGCCTTGGGCTGGTTCGGGTCTTTCTTGGGTCTGCCGCGAGTTCGCGGCTTGTCCACGGTCGCCGGGTCAGGTGGGACTAGGACGCGTTTACGTGGCTTACTAGCCATCTATGACTACTTCTTTCTTGGGTGGCAGCAGGACAACGCCATGAACCGCCTGTACGTTGTGGTTCAGGGTCTCTTGTCTGCCAAGACCTACACGGTTCAGGACAGATTCGGCTGCTTTCATCCGCAGATCGTCACCGCGCTCAATATCTGGGGCGTCCACGAGGCTCACCAGCTTGTTTGCGGCCTTGAGGGACTGTCCCGCCAACACGGTTTTGGTCCGGTCGATGATTTCGTCGGCCAAGCGGTCCTTGAGCCACTTGATAGAGCCTTCTGCATAGCCAGCAACCTCCGCTGCAGCCCGTATATTGCCACCATTGTCGAACAGGGCGTCCAAAAAGGCTTCCTGTTTGTCTGTGAGAGCGGGTTTACGGTTGTTTTGCTGCGGTAAGAGGTTCATGTGAAGTCTCTTTCTATACATTTGAAGCTATAGGTGGCCGGAACAGGAAACATTTGTGCTACACCCTCCGCCATTTCGTACGAACGCTCCTTACATTGCTCGTATGTTTCGTACGGACCCCGTACATCGTCAAATCTGACACACTTGTCGGGGGTTGCTAGGGCGCAAACCAGTAACATTGCTTCGAACATGGGTAAAATTCTCCTTGCAACCCATTAGTTTAGGGCTAGTTACCTGTCCTGTCAACCCAAAAGTGATGAAAAAGCAAGAAAAAGGTTGACAAATGCGAAATCTGACTGTACACTGGCGTTAAGCCTGCCGGGGATACACCCTATATCCCCCCAATCCCCCCTTACAGGTTCGCGGCTCCCCCGCTGGGAGCCTTTTTGGTCCCTAACAGGTTGCCGGGAAGCCCATACAGGTAACCTAAAAATACAAAAAATATGTCGAGACTGCTAGACAATGTACGGGGGTCCCCGGTGGCCCTCGCGCACCCGTGCGCTTAGAGAATTTTTTGTTTGCATCGGTGATGTCGGCAGATCGGCGTGGTTCTGGCGGGCAACCGACCCCGGCAACCAGTCCCGGCAACCACACATGCACACCCGCGCACGCGCCCGCGCGTTGCTGATTTGTCATGCCGGTAAACATTTAAGAGGCCCGCCGAGGCCAAAAAGCGCAGCAATACCTGCAACCATCAGCCGCCAGTTTCCCCAGCAATAACAAAGCCCGCCCGGCAATAAACCCGGCAGGCCACAAAAAAGAACCCCCAGCACAAGGCCGGGGGTCAAGGTAAGGGAGGAAGCCGGGCTATTACCGCCGCACCGGCAGGCGGATTCCTCAGTCTTCGATCTTCACCTTATATTCAGCCACCTTAATAGAACGGGGCGAATTGCTGCCGATGTAGCTGGTGAAACCCATAGAATCCATGAACGACTCAAGGCCCCGGATTTGGTTGTTAATGGCATCGAGATGATGACGCAGGACCCGGATTTCGTGTTCGGTAACAGCGAAAACATCTGCGGCTTCGGATGTGGTCAGTTCGTTTTTGATCGTGCTTTGCATTGTTAAGGTTCCTTTTACCTAGAGATTGAGGCGGGCAACCGCGCCCGCCCCACATTATAAGCACAAGTCAGGCAGACTGTGCAAGCCGGTAAATATTGATATATCCACCCTTGCGATTGCCAGTCGATCTCACCTCAAGCTGATAGCCTGCCTTTTTCAGGCCGGACAGGTAGTGGTAGACCGATTGCTTTTTCACGCCGAGATGGCCCGCCAGTGTCGGCACCGCCATGAACGTGCCACCAGAAAGCCACCTGATAAGCTGGTAGTGGGTGTTGCTAAGGTCGTTCGGCTGCTGGCCGGATTCCGGCAGCGGGCCGAGAGGCTCCCCGTGCATGCCGGTCTCGTTGCCGGTTGCCGGGAAGCGGCCACGGAATTTAGCCAAGAGGCGTTTCCGCTCGTCAGCACGGACGGTTCCCTCGAAGGCTTTAACAAGCTCGACAAAGTCGGCGATTAGTTTTGGGTCGTATTGCATCGTTTTGGTCCCTTTCCTTTACACGATGAAGAATGCCCAGATTAGCAGGCAAAGAAGCACCACAGTCACGGTGCGATAGATGATATACAAGGCTTCCATCCGGGTGGTTCCCCCTTTCCTTAGAAGCTATGCCGCAGACCGTTCAAGGCCCCGCCAGAAGCTCGAACCGATCACGGCCCGCACCTCGTCATTGCGCCGGGTCGCTACCAGTTCCTTGTTAGCGTTTCGCTTCTGGGTTCCCGGCAGGTGCGTGGCGTAGTGGGTCAAAGCGTTGTAAGCCGCCCACAGGGTCGTCCCCAGTTCGGGCGTTTCTTCCTTGAACCGCTCAAGCAACCAATTCAGTTTGCTTTCGTTAATTGCAAGCGTCTCGTCGTGTTTTGCCGCCCGGGTATTCTTGCGGCAGATCGATTGCTTTAGCATCCGCTGAAAGTCGAATTCCGAACAGTGGGAATTCCGCCAGACTTCCATCTGGTCCCGGTTGTTCGTCCACATGTCGAGACCATAACCGGCTTTCGAAATCATGGCATCAATGGAAATGTGCCCTTTGTGTACCTTGCGTTGGTGGTACGATTTGGCACCGCCAAACACTAACGAATTCCGGCACAGGTCACGATAGGCACCCGAAAACACCTGAAAGGCCCATGACAGATCGACACTGTTGAAAATGTCCATGCGACACTCGACGCGGTCAGTCTCGCCGCTGCGGGTCCGGTCTTCAGTTGCAAGGTCGTGGAACACAACCGTCCGATGCACCCGCTTGCCGAAACCATAGATGCGGTCGGTCACGGTGACGTTATCGGTGGGCAATTCGGATTCGTGCAAGAGCGCGGCTTGCCGCATAAAAAGGTCTTCATGCGGGATCAGGGCATAGTGCCGGGACACTGGTCGGACATTTAGAAGGCTGTCGGTGGCCCGGTTATACAGTGCCGAATATCCCTCGACGGGCCGGGCTGACATCAGGTCAAACTCTATACCGTCATCATAGGCGCGGCTCGGTGTGTATGCTTCGATCGGCACCCGCTCCACCTTTGCATAACGTGAGAACAAGCCCACGTCGGCAGGGTTGTTGTGGATGGCATAAATGTCGTCACCATGACGGACAGCCATATCGGCGGCTATTGTGTTGGCAGGTAAGTCAAGCATGTCGGTTCCTTTCCGTTTCGCTTGTTGTTGATGCCTTGAATCATGGCACATGTTTTGCACGGGTTGAAGCCCCGCGCCGGGAAAAGTTGTCGCAGCCCCGGCGGATAGTTGGTGGCGGCCCCGCGACTCGCCGCCACCGTTGCCCGCCCCGCGCCCAGTCCCAGTGACCCGGCAACCCGATAGCGCAAGCGGACTCCAAAGATTTTTGCGTGGTTTTTTTGTCATCGTTTAGCGTGGCCGATTTGTCATTTGATGCCGTGCCGATCCCGCCAGACACGCCAAGTAATCGCCTGTAGCTGGTAGGGCATGAGACCGACGCGGCGTGCTGCCTCTTCATATGCGGCTTGCAAAGCTCGGTATTCACGGACGCCGATGTTTGACCGGTCGTCAGTGAGGCCGACTCTTTCACCATAGGCAATGTTCCGAGCGTGGCCGTCAATCGTGACGTTAAACTCGCCCATAATGTCCATGAAAAAGGACGTAATCTTTTGACCTTTTAGCATGGCTTTTGCCCCGTCGTAGTCCGGACGCGCCGCCAAGATATCCCAAGCCTTTTGTTTCATTTTGTTGTAGGTCGAGACCTTCACCGACAAGAGACCGTCGCCCCGAACAAATGCACCAATTAAGGCATCGGCGTTGACAATATTTCGGGACCATTTGTTATTCGGGGAAAGCGCAGCGATAACAGCAACCACAATATAAACCGCAATGTCGTATTTTACCGCGATATTATGCGCCGCCTTTTGTGCGTTATCGTACCACAATAAACCCTCGGCATGTTGTGTTTCGTCGGCGTCACGATAGACGCTAATAATGTTGTGAATCATTCTTTCGTGATCGACTAGCGTGGCCTGTTTTGTCATGATATCAGCACCGCCCCGCCAAGCACATATGCCAGAACAGGCATGTCAGTCTCAATCCATACACGCGCGCCACATGAAAGCGGCTTGTCTGGTGAATAGACAATAGACGACGGCCCGTCGATCTCGACGCGGCTGGCATAAGTGTTTCGTTTATTAGTTTTAACCGTGATCACCGGGTCATTCGTGCCATTCTTTTTGTTGGCGCGGATAACGTGCTGGTTTATGTGGATTCGTTTTTTCATAGCGGTTCCTTTCGTTAAAAACGATGCGGCAAGACTAGGGCCGATATCCGCCCCGGTCAATAGGTTTTATTTTCTGGCTCTGTTCTCGTAGCCAGCACGACGGACAGCGCAAGCGGTCCCCTTCCTTGGTCATCGCCGGTTCGCCGCAATTATCGCAGACGTGTTCGCGGGAAAGCGTGGTCGGTTTGTCATGGCGTTTGCCATTTGTCAGCGTTTGGCGTTTGTCATTTGTCATCAGTTTGTCAGCCAACATCGTCAGGCTCTCCCGGCTCTGCGTGATCGTACTGCCACTTCAGTTGCAATTCGTCGTAATATTCGGCCACTGTCTCGCCGTGCTTGTCGATGAATTCCTGCCTTGTCATGTACGAGGCGTCCTCTTCCATCTCAATTACCCAGTCTTTTACCTTACCCATCGTCACAATCCTCTCTTTCCCACGGCAAGACGGTGCCTTCGGGAAAAGACACCCACAGTCGCCATTCAATCTTACTCACGTCCACGTCCCAGTCGGCCAAGACATCGCACACTATCTCCGAAATAGCCTTGCCCATGTCTTCATCAAGCTCCTCTGTAATATTCCAGTCACGCATCTCGTGTCCCTACCTTTTTCTCGTAGTGTTCAACATCAGCAACCACCTGATCGATCTTTGTGTATATCTGATCAAGGTCGCTGTCCATCAGGTCTATATCTTCTAAGGCATGTTTTGCTTGTGTCAAGAAGGCACGGATCACCGTCGTCTGTGTGATCTTTGTGCGATAAAGTTCCCCGCTGCCGTCACAGTCATGGCAGTGACCGTATTCCTCAACAAGGTCACCGCCACAGATAGGATCAGGAACGGCCTTTGTGTAAGCGACCTTGCCATAGCCGCCACAGTGCCAACAGTGACAAGATTCAACATGATTTTCCATCAGCAGTAAATCCTCTCCATGATGCCGTTAAAAGCGTGAAACATCATCCAGCCCAAGAAGGCCCAGCAACACGCAAACAAGAATATCTCAATGTCATCGTGCGTCAGGTAATATTCCACAGCTTTGTCCCATAACTTACTCATGCTCACCCCCTAATCTGTCAAGTCAATGGCTACTAATTCGTAGTCATCAAATATTTTACGGACATGTTCTTCACTGTATGCATACACATACACATAGGAATCTTCACATAAGTAATGACCTACAGATAAGCCTTGCTCCTTTGCAAATTCAACGTAGTATCTATTCATGTTCACCCCCGTTGCCTCGTCCCAAGCCACCAAAATACTGCGGCTTACGCTTGGCAGTTTCGAACACACTTACAGTGATAAAGATGCCAGCCAACAGGATTGCGTGAACAAGCGCACTGATGCCGAACACGACAATCGATCCCACCCACGACGAGAACACGATACACCACATCCACGCAAGAACTTGCATGATCATGTGACGAGTGTTAACGTCAGGGATGTTGGACAGCGGGTTCTTTGCGCTGTCCATCACCAGTTGATACAATTTAGTCATCGATAGGCACCTCTTCTTCGTAAACAAAGTCACGCCACCACATCTTTTTGCCTTCATCGTCAACCGGCGGGGTGAACTTGAGCGCGTGGTGCAATAGATGTTGCAAATGCTCTAACTTGCCTACGTCGGACATCCAAATATCGTGGCACTCGTGGATTGTGGTGATCATGTTACGCAGTTCGTTATGTGCCTTCAGAAGTTGGCAACGATCTTCGTCTTTTACGATTACTTCCATGTGTCGATCTCCTTTTTAAGACATGTAACCCATACCGGTAACAAACATACCTGTCAAACAAAAAAACAGGGCCAGTCAAAAGACCAGCCCTGCTTCTTGAGAAAGCCACACGAGGAAAAGGAACCGCTAGGAAACCTCGTACGGTATGCACAGCTTTAGCACCTGCGTCTTATACTTGTCAAGCCACTTTTTGCATTCGGCCTCACTTCTTCCGACAAACAGGGCTATCCACCTCGGATAGTCCACACAGTGCCTTGACTTTACTGCGTTTCTGTTTGTCTCTCCGATACGGACAGAAGACACAGGAGCGACGACTTCGTGGCGTCCATCCTTC